CTGTACGAAGGTCGCAGCGTCAGTCTCGAGGACGACCAGTACTTCTCGGACACTGCCCAATCTTTGCAGCTGCCGCCCATGTATAACTTGGTGCGGTCTGCATGCGATACCGCGCAGGCTGACATCGCAGGGCGACAGCGTCCTAAGCCGATGTTCCTCACGACGGGTGCGGACTGGAAGACTCGGCGCAAAGCGAAGAAGCTCGATAAGTTCGTTGAAGCGCAACTCTGCCAACGCCAGGGCTGTTATGTGGACGCCTGGCAGGTAATGCTCGATGGCTTCCACGATGCAACCAAGGGCGGCACGGGACTTGTAAAAGTCTGGGGCGATAGTCATCAGACGCGCATCCGGATTGAACGCTGCCTTCCGTGGGAAATCCACGTGGACGACCGCGAAGCGCGCTACGGCGACCCGCAGAACCTGTTTCATGTGTATGACATGGAGCGAGACCTGGCGATCGAAGCGTTCGCAAACGAAGAGGGCGACCCTGAGGGGAACGAAAAGCGCAAGCAGGCGATTCTGTCCGCGAAGGTGAGTAGAGCCTCATCGACGCGCGTTACACAGTCTATCCGCATTCGTGAGGGGTGGAAGCTTCCCTTCGATAAAGACAATCCCGGTAAGCACGCCATCGCTGTGGAGGGCGCGCTTCTCTTCGAAGAAGACTGGACCCGGAACCGATTCCCATTCGTGCGCATTCTGTGGAACCGGAACACCATCGGATGGTGGGGCGCCGGCATCGCCGAAGAAGGTGAGCCACAGCAACAGTCCATTAATGACACGTCCGAGCGGCTCGCTGAGCGTATCCGCATCTGCTCGACGAATGTTACGTTCTACAACCCATCCACGGTTAAGCGCGAGCAACTAGAGCAGGGCGGTGACACTGAGATTTTCATCGCGGTTGACGACATGACCCAAGCGCCGCAGCGCGCTCCGACTGAGCCCGCCAGTGCTGCCGAGTTCAAGTGGCTTGCGGACCAGATTACGCGCTTCTACGAAATGCGCGGTGTGTCGCAGATGACCGCCAATAGCCAGAAACCGCCTGGCGTGGATGCAGCTGTGGCGATGCAAACACTGAACGACATTCAGACGGTGCGATTCCTGCCCAAAGCACGCGGCTACGAAACTGCGTTCGAAGACTTGGGACAACTCTGCATTTATGCGGCGCGCGATATCGCGGACACGACTGGCGGCTACCTAATCAATTGGCCCGGCAAGCAGTTCCTCGAAGAGCTCAACTTCAAAGACGTTGACCTCGATGACGACATGTATCAGCTGCGCGTGGCGCCTGTATCTCAATTTTCCCGCGACCCTGCGGCTATCCTAGAGCTTGCGGCGGAATTACGTCAGAACGGCGATATTACGCGGGAAACCTATTTGCAAATGATTGGCATGCCCGATTTTGAGGACATGTTGAATCGTGAAACCGCAGAGAGCGAGTGGATTCGCGATCTGCTGGATCGCTACTTGGACGCGACCGATGACACTGAACTCGCTGAGCTTGGTGGATTCGAAGCACCGGAACCGTTTTTGTCTAACATTGCTGGTGCTGCGGCCATCGCGGTGGCTACCTACTGGGAAGCCAAGCGCGACCGCGCACCTGAATATTGCCTGAATAACATCCGCAAGTTTATCAGCATGCTGCAGGCTACGTCCGCGCAGCAACCCGCGCAAACCGCAGCCGCGGCGCAAGCGGCAGCCGGCGGAATGCTGGCCCCTGGAGCGCAGCTGCAGAGCGAACGCGCGGGCGCAAGCCTCGTGGGACAGGGCGCGCCGGGTGGAATGCCGCCGGGAGCTCCACCCGGAATGCCATCGCCGGGCATGTAACACGAAACGGAACTCATAGATACCATGCTTGATAATACCACTTCGCTTAATCATCCAGGCTGCAAAGCTTGCGGCGCCGAACAGTGTAGCGCTTACGTCGCATGCCATTGCTGCGGCAAGTGTCGCAACTGCGGCAAAGCGCATGTGTATGGCACACTAACTCCTTACAATCCTTATAACCCTTGGATTAACCCTTGGGTATATCCGCAGATTACTTGGACATCTGACCAGATTCAGACTTCCCAGCAATCTGCTTTCCAGCAACTTACCTCTAACCTTCCTTAACTTAACTTTTCAGCATGTCAGATACCGAAGCCGGCACGCACGCCGAGAGCGCGAACACCGCGCATAGCAACCCCCAATCCACGCCTGTGTCCCCTGTGGCGCATCAGGTAGTCGACCCGCACCCCGCGAACTCCGCGGAGGCTGCTGCCTATAACCCCGGCACTGCAGACCCCGGCCGCGCTGGGGGCATCATGGATGCCTGGCGCAAAACGCTCGAGACGACTGGCGAGGTCAACTACGAGGAGCCGAACGTCACGCCGAAGAAGGCGGCGGCGAAAGCAGCAGCAGAGGTTGTAGAACCTGAGGCGCCGGCAGAGACTGAGCCCGAAGCGGAGCCCGAAGTTGAAGCGGAGCCCGTTGACCAAAAACCCGCGAAGCTCACCCAGGCCGAATCCCGCGAGCTCATCGCACAGCGCGTAAAGCTGAATCAGCGCTTCCAGCGCAGAGAGCAGCAACAGGCGCAGCGCTTCGCACAGATTGAGCAGCAGCTACAATCTAAGGCCTCTGAGTTTGCGCCGCTGCACGACTGCATGAAAGCTATCGAGGCAGGCGACTTTGATGGCATCGCCAAAGCGCTCGGCGCGGCGATGAAAGACCCCGAGCTCACTGATTGGAGCAAGCTCAATACGGCGGCTCTGCAGGCGGTGCAGTCCCCGGTTTATAAGCGCATGCGGCAGCTCGAGCGTGTGCAGCAAGAGCGCGACGCCGAAGCCCAGCGTCAGCGTGAGCAGTACGAAACATCACAGAGGCAAGCCGCGCAGCAGGCGGAAATCGCCGCGTGGAAAACGAACCTCGCCGAGGAGCTCACTACGTCCGATGAGCCGCTCTTCGCGGAGATTATCGAGAAGCGCCCCCAAATGGTGGATGCGCTTTTCAGCATTCAGCAAGCACATTTCGACCCCGTGAGCGGTGAAACGCTCTCCGCCGCGGACGCGGGAGCAGAGCTCCTCAAGAACGTGCGCGCTGATTTCAAGTTTTGGAGCGAACTATTCGAGAAGCATTCGGATTCCGAAATTCTCGCGTCGCTCGGTGCCACCGGCAAGGCACCTAAAGCCAAAGCCGCGACAGTAAGCGACCGAGGCGCATCCCTCGAGAGACAGACGGCAAAGAAAACAAGCGGAGCGACTGCACAGGTTGCAGCACCCGCGCGTAAACCGTCAAAAAATATCTCTCAAGCTCAGACCTCAGGTCCGAGCGCCGTTGCCCCCATGAATAGCGACCAGCTGAAGAAATTCTTCGCACGCAAGATGGAAGAGGAATGGCGCGAAGCACCCCCGCGGTAGAGCAAAGGCATGAAGAGAAGTTTCTTCATGATGCCACATGGCTTCTACACTTACTAGTTTCGATGCGTTTCTAAAGCAGTATTACAATCCACAGAAAGTGGAAAACCTCACGATGGCGGGCAAGCCGCTCTTCGCGAGGATTAAGAAAAACACGGAGATTGGCGGCAAGACCTGGAACGTTCCTATCTTGTACGTTAATCCGCAGGGCGTTGCCGGTCCGGGTGGTCTTTCGACCGCGCAGACCGCTGCGGCCGGCATCGGTGGAAATATTCAGGGCGTCCAGTGGTCGATCACCATGGGCGACTACTTCGGTACCGTTTCCATCGGTGACAAGGTCCTCATGGCGTCGCGCAACAACATCGCGGCGTTCCTTGAGGACAAGACGACTGAAATCGATGGCCTGTATGAGCAGGTCAGCAACTCGTTGGCGCAGTACCTCTGGCGCAACGGCGGCGGCAGCACCGGTAAGATTAGCTCCGGTGGAACGACCACTTCACTGACGCTCACTGTTCCTAGCGATGCGTTCAACTTCGAGGTTGGTGAGTTCATCGTGGCGTCTGCGAACGACGGTTCGACAAGCTCCGATGCGCTTTTGGCCGGCTCTACTTACATCACGGCGATTGACCGCGTTGCGGGTATCTTGACGACCAATACGGCGCCTGCCGCATGGGCCAACGGCTCGTTCCTCTTCCGGCAGGGTGACTTCGCCGGAAACGTTTCGAGCACGGCGCTGATGAAGGGCGTTGACGCATTCATCACGTCGAGCACGAGCCCTGGCACCCTCTGGGGCGTTACGCGTACGACTGACGTGCAGCGCCTGAGCGGCTGCAAGGTTGCGTCTGCAGACGTTGCCGGCAAGGGCATCGAAGAGAGAATTCAGCTCCTCGGTGCGTACATGGCCGGACGCTTCCGTGCGATGACGGCTGGCGGGCAGTACGAGTGTTACCTACATCCGGAAGACTGGCAGAACCTCTCCATCTCGCTGCAAAGCAGGGGATTGCGGTCCCTGACGGATAATTCCACGCAGTTCAACTTCGAATACATCGAGGTCTTGAGCGGCGGCAAGCGCCTCAAGGTGTTCGCTGACCCGTACGTTGTGAAGGGCACGGCCTACATCCTTCGCATGGATAACTGGGTCCTTGGGTCGTACGGCGAGCTTATCCGTACGCTCAACGGTGATGGGCTCAGCATGCTCCGCGCCGCGACCTCGAACGATTACGAGTATCGCCTGCAGTCTTACCCCGCGGTGAGCTGCAACGCCCCGGGCTTCAACGGCCGGGTTGCGCTGCCGTAACGATAACGTGATAGGGCATGTGGGGTAACACCTGCATGCCCATCACATCATAGGATTAATATGGCTGCTACTGCAAGAGACATGAACGCATCTGTGGTTTCCTCGACGGAACTACAGCTGCGCCTTATCACTTCTTCCGTCGCGATTGGTGCGGCTGGTGCTGTTGACAGCACCGTGACCGGCTATCGCGTCGCACCAGGCGTTGTCATGGCCAATACTGGCACTGGAACGTTTTCCCTGGTTTACCCCGCGTGCCCGAACGCTGTTGTGCATGTATTCGTCGAATCGAGCGCGGCCGCAACGGTGACCGAAGCGATTCTTACCGCTAAGTCGCCGAGCGCAGGCACGGCTACGGTGCGCACGTCCAAGGCCGGCACCGCGACTAACCCCGCGTCTGGCGACCTTATCGGCGTGATTGTTTACGCGCTGCCAATGGGGCAGGCTAACTAACATGGCAGCCGCCAAGAAACCGGCTGTCGATATCGTCTTCGGCATGGGGGGTGGGAAACCAGACCCCGCCGGAGATGATGAGCTAGCTGAATCGCGCGACACGCTGAAGTCAGCGTTTGAAGACGCGGGCGTTGATGCGAGCGACGCTCTGCTTGACGCGCTGCATGCCTATATCAAAGCCTGTGAAGGCGCCCCTCCGCCCATGGCTGAGGAAGAATCCGAAGGTGAATACTAATGACTCTATATGTTGGTGGGATTGTGGGTGATGCGCTGCGCAGTCAGGTGCGCAGCAATGTGGCGAATACGCTTACTCGGCGTGCGTACGTCGCGATTGGCGCGTCAGGCGCAGCGACCGTGACTTCCACGGCGGATGCGGCCGGCGGCACGATTACGTGCGTCAAGAATACGACTGGTATTTATGACGTCACGTTTCCCGTGCTTGCGGCCGTGGCAACGAGCATGCCGCTTATCCGTGTGTGGGTTGTACTTAGTGCAGCCACCACGGTTTCGCAGGCGTTCTGCAAAGCATTTGCCCCAACAAGCGGCACTGCGCAGTTCGTCACCGCGCTGAACGCGGCCGGTACCCCGGTCGAGCCAGCGTCGGGCGACATTCTCGCTATCGAGATTACGGCAGCCGATACCGCGGGCTAACTGGAATGGTAGAGCTAGGTGATGTGAGGATTTCGCGCGTCACCTAGCCCTGCCCTACCCCTATGAGCCGCATTTCTACACTCGCGCAGCTCCGCGATGCAGTGTGCACGCGCGCGGACGTTGTCGATGGCGGAACTACAGGCAGGCATACAACTGCCGCGCTGAACCGCTACATCAACCAAGCGATTCAGCAGTTCCGGAGGCTTGTCACCGATAGCGGATGCACGATTTACATCGCGAGCGTGCAAGCCACCACAAGTACGAGCTCCACGCCGGATGCGAATAACTGGGCGCCGCGCGACTATCTCGCAATGCCCAGCAACTTTTACCACCTCGAGGGCATCGATATTGTAACTGGTGGGACGACCGTCCCAATGCTGGACTTCATGATGCTTGAGCGCGACTTGTTCAAGCTTGCACCCGCATGGCTCGCAACAGGCGGCGCAGGCATGCCAATCTTTTACAAGCTCGGAGGTTTCAACGCGGCGGGCGACCAAGTGGCAAAGATTATCCCCAGCGCAGACTCCGCGTACACATGCACTATTTGGTATCTGCCGATTGCAACAGACCTCGTGGGCGACAGCGATCCATTCAACGGGCTTGCGGGCTATGAGGAATGGGTTGTCAATCGCGCTGCGATGGACGCGCTTCTGCGCGATGGCGCTGCAGGCAATAGTTATACAGCGCTTGCGGGAGAAAACGCGCGTCTGGAGCACAAGATGGCATTTGAGTTTGCGAACGCTGCAGGCCCCGGCAGGCGCATCGATTCCAAGGCGCTTCGCAGCCGCATGATTCAGCTCAGTCGCGGCGACTGGCGCATAGTCTAAGGCTACCCCGCACCGCATGTCTGTCAGCAACAGCAAGAAGCCATTCCAGCGCATCGTGCGTTACCCGCAGGGCGATGACCTCGCGCGGCATGTGGAGCTGCTCGAAGACAACATCGCAAAAAAGTTTCGCGGTGTGGATGCTGCGGTGCAGACAGTGGTTGAAACCGTTACACCTGCCGCACCAGTGGATGA